GCACCAGCAGTGGCTGGCCAATGGCGGGGAGGCAGGGCGCAAGTGGGTGCTGGGGTGAGCCACGAACATCCTGAGCCAGGATGGCCGGTGGACCCAGCAATGCGGCCACTGGTGCGCGCCTACATCAAGGCAACGGAAGGCATGCACCCGTACATTGATGAGGCGGTTCAGCTGTATGAGCGGCGCGGGTGGATGGACCCGGTGGCCATGGTGAAGAGCATTCCATGGGAGGACCAGTGGGAGACTCCGCTTCGAGAGGCTTGGGAGCTTTCAGCAGCAAGGGTGTTGCGCAGGGCATGGTCTGGCGCAACCAAAGCCATCCGCAAGGACTTGGAGACCGAGGCTGTGCTCTCAGCCAAGGAGCAAGAAAGCCTCCTGTGGCTGGAAGACCATGGTGCCGTTCTGGCCAAGCAACTCACCAAGGCAAACCGCAAGGCCATCCGCGCTGTTCTGGAGCAGGCAATCAAGGAAGGGTGGGGCATGCGCAAGACTGCGGCTGCAATCAAGCCGTCCATCGGCCTCCTGCCAAACCAGAACAAGGCGGTGTCCAACCGGCGCAAAAAACTTGAAGTGCAAGAGTGGAAGCCAGACCGCATTCAGGCTCACGTGGAGCGGTATGCCAAGAAGCTGCTGAAGCAACGTGCTGAGAACATCGCGCGAACGGAAACAATCAGAGCCATGAACGTGGGTCAGATGGAGGCCTGGAAGCAGCTTCAGAGAGACGGGTTCCTACCTGATGACGTTCAGCACAAGTGGATTGTGGCGGGTGATGAGCGCATGTGTGAGTTCTGCATGGAGCTTGGTGAGGCTGGTCCTGTGCCGCTCAAGGAAGGGTGGGAGTCATCAGAGTATGGCAACGTGAAGCACCCTCCGCTGCACCCATCATGCAGGTGCTCAACCGGCATTGTGTGATGGTGTAAAGTCTTCGCATGTCATTCACCGCACGCCAGCGCTCTCCATCAGCCTTCTCCTCAGTTCAGAAGGACACCAACTCTCGTCTTCCAGAGGGTGTGACTGCTTTTGTTGGGGAGAAAAAGGACGGCTCAAAAGAGTTTCAGTCCTTCACATTTGACCGTGAAAAGTGGTCAAGAGACCAAGCAAAGGCATGGTTGAGGGATCATGGATTCACCTGTGCAGGCCTTGAGGATGAAACCGGAAAGCACTTTTCAGGAATGAGTCTTGATGACTCATCCGGTGTGGATGCAGAAAAGATTGAGTTGCGCTGCCGTATCGCAAAGGTGGACGAGTACGAGAGGAAGATCTTCGGCTGGCTCTACGTGAGCCGCACCGCTGACGGCACTCAGGTGGTTGACCATAGCGGCGAGGTCATCTCCATCAAGACGCTGGAGCAGGCTTCCTACAAGTACGTGCATGAGCACCGAAAAATGGGAGACATGCACCGCAAGAAGGACAACAAGGTCATTCAGTGCGGCCACCTGATCGAGTGCATGGTGTTCACGCCAGAGAAGCGCAAGGCCATGATGGAGTCACTCGGTCTTGGGAGTGACACCCTGGATGGTAAACTCCCTGACGGGATGTGGGTTGGATACCAGATCACTGATGCAGAAACCTGGGCTGACGTGCTGTCTGGAAAGAAACGGTCACTGAGTCTTGGTGGGCATGCGCAAAAGGTTCCGATCACACAAGGAGAATCACAGTCATGACTGAGCCAAAGAAGCCGAACGCAGAACTGAAGAACCTCGTCATTGTGGAAGGGAGCGCAGTGAATGACGGTGACAACCCTCCTGCCAAGATTGCCATGCTGAAGAACAAGCCAGAAGACACCAAGAGCGAGGGGCTGTTCACGCGCTTGAAGAAGTGGGCCAGCACCAATGTGATCAAGGAAGGCTACGGAATGCCGCGCACGGTTGGGCAGATCATGGCCATGGACCAATTTCGGGACCAGTTCTGGAAACTGCGCATGGCCTTTGTGGAGTCCATGAACTCCATCCTTGAGTGCTCAAGTGACCCAGAGCAGATGAACAGCATGATGGCTCAGAGCGTTTCTGAGTTCCAGGCAAAGTGCTCTGAACTGGCCAAGCCACTGGGCGCCACCAAGATGAAAGAGTTGTCTGATATTCTGGCCTCCATGAAAGCGGCCACAGAAACCACCAAGGCGCGGCCACAGTTCTTGTCCGCCATGGAGCAGCTTGAAGACTTTGACTTCAGCCCGTCCGCTGATGCGGCCCAGCCGGCTGATGAACCAACAACCAACAAGGAAAAGGAGCAAGTCATGTCTGAACAGAAGAAAGAACCAGCCGGCATTGATGCCATCATGGGCAAGCTGTCTCCCGATGAGGTCAAGGTGCTGGAATCCCATTTCTCCAAGGCTGCACCGGAAGCACCCAAGGAAGACCCGGCCCTCAAGGGCGCGTCCCCTGAGTTGCTGAAGCGGATGGCGGACATGGAGTCTGAGTTGTCCCTGATGAAGAAGGGCCGCTTGGAGACTGAGTTCACCGCCAAGGCGCGTGCTCTCAATGTTCCTGGTGTGGAAGTGCAGGAGCTTTCCAAGCGGCTTGAGGATGCCTTCAAGTCAGGTGGAGTGGAAGGTCTGGCCTCCCTGGAGAAGATGCTCTCTGCTGTGGCTGCACAGGCGCGCAAGGGTGCCATCCTGATGGAACGCATTGGCTCCGCTGGCAAGCGTGACAGTGCCGTTGGCTCTGCTGATGCCCTGGTGAAGCAGAAGGCTGCGGAGCTTCAGAAGTCCAACCCCAAGCTGACGGACGCGCAAGCCTACGCCAAGGTCATGGCAGACCCTGCAAACAAGGCTCTGGCGGCTGCTGCCATCCGCAATGAGATTGCCAACTGAGAAGGCTGGCAGACCACTCAAACCCATGAGCCGTCATTGACGGCAGGAGAGATGAAGATGAACGTTGACGTGTATGTGCAGAGCTTTCAGACTGCCACGGACCTGAGCGCAAAGGCTCACTACTTGGTCAAGCTGTCCGCTGACATGACCGTTGAGCTTGCTGGCAATGGTGAGTCTGCGGTTGGCGTCCTTCAGAACAAACCCGCCAGCGGAAAGACTGCGGACGTGAAGACCGCTGGTCGCACCCCTGTGTACGTTGGTTCAGCGGTGACCTTTGGTCAGAAGCTGGCCTCCGACGCCAATGGCAAGGCAGTTCCTGCGGCCACTGGTGACCACGTGGTTGGGATTGCGTTGAGCAGCGGTGACTCCACCGCGGCGCAGCCCATGGTGGACATGCTGGTGACCCTTGGTGGCGCTCCGCTGCCGTGATGAACTGAACCCAAACTGAACCAACAACACTGAAGCGCGCGCCGGTTCCCCCGGCTCCCGCAAGGAGAAGAAAAAGATGGAGACGCAAATGTTTGACGAGGAGATTGGAAAGTCTCTTCCGACGCCGGGGGACCTGCATGTCAGCGGTGCCCTGACCAACGTGGCCATTGCCTGGAAGCAGGAATCCTCACGCTTTGCCGCTGGCAAGGTGTTTCCTGAGGTTCCTGTGGACAAGCAGTCTGATTACTACCACACGTGGGAGCGTGGTGATTTCTTCCGTGATGAAGCGGAAGAGATTGGCCCGCAAGGCAAGACCCCGCTGATGGACCTGCGCAAGTCCAGCGCTCAGTACAACTGCAAGGTGTACGGCATTGGCGGTTTCATTTCTGAGCAGGACATGGCCAATCAGGATGTGGCTGTGGACAAAGAGCAGGCCATGACGCGCGCCAGCATCACCAAGCTGCTGATCAAGCGTGAGCGCATCTGGGTGACCAACTTCTTCACCACCGGCCTGTGGAAGGGTTCCACCACGGGAACGGACTTGGTGGGTGGCGTGGACTTCACTCAGTTCTCCACGTTTGCCACGTCTGACCCCATCAGCGTGCTGCGCCCCCAGATCCACCAGATGGCCATGTTGGGGATTGACCCCATGGACATGGTTCTGACCATGGGTCCGGCGGTGTGGCAGTGGATTGTGGACCACCCCGATTTCCTGGGGCGGTATGAGCAGGTGCAGGCTGCAATCCTGAACGAGGCGCTTGTGGCGGCGGTGCTGGGCATCCGTGAGGTGGTTGTGCCTTTCGGTTCTCACACCACCAGCAAGCAGGGTGTGGCGGATGCGTCCACCACAATTGACTTCATCCTTGGGAAGAACATGCTGCTGTCATACTCCCCACGGGCGCCGTCAATTGAGCAGCCTTCTGCCGGGTACATGTTCACGTGGCGGAACCTGATTGGAGCGGGTGAGGATGGCATCCGCGTGCGCCGGGTGCCGTGCGATGACCCGTTTGGCGTGAAGGTGATTGGCAACAGCGCGTTTGACGCCAAGCTCACGTCTGACGTGTGCGGGGTGTTCTTCTCCAACGCGGTGGCATGACAATGGCGGGCGCAAGCCTGCTGTGAGACAATGGGGGCGCTGCTCATGGATTGGGTGGCGCCCCTTTTCTCTTTGGAGGATGCACAATGATTCACACCAAGCCGTTGCGGCCCAGGGATGTGGCAAGGCTTTCCAGTTCTGTGGCAGGACGCAAGTTCATCATGCGGCGTCACCAAGATGGTCTTGAGGGTGACGTGACCGCCACGGTGCGAGAGTGGCCTGTTGAGAAGGTGAAGCGCTGGGTCATGCACGGGATCCTTTTTGTGGAGCCTGCCAGCAACTACCTGATGTGGGGCAAGGACGTTGGCATGTGGTGCACCAAGAACAAGCTGGAGCACCCGGCCACCATCTCACAGCTTCAGTATGTGCAGGAGGCCATGGAGATTGGGGACGTGAAGGCTGTGCAGAAGCCAGCCCCCAAGTCTGTCCAGGCTGAAGTCTCCCAGGCCACCATTGAAGAGATCCAGAAGCCCAAGGAACCATCCCCATGGTCTTTCTCCAAGAAAGGAAAGAAGTCATGAGAGCGCTCATTGTTGCCATCATCCTTGCTGCATCCTCTTTGGCGCAGGCCAACCCGCAGGCTTCCAGCCCGCTCAACACTCTTGGCACGTGTGTCAAAGAGGTCACAGGTGGAGCGGCTGCGCAGACCATTGCTGCTCTATGCGGCATCACTGACCAGAACGTTGGAGCGTCTGGGTTCTCCATTCATGTGCACAGCACCACGCTGACGGCATGCCTTGGTGGGTCTGACGTGACCACCACAAGCACTGCTCCTGCTGGGAAGTGCTGGGCTGTGTGTGACACCACGGTTGGCACTCAGTGCGTGGGTGTGACCCAGCCCGTGCGTGGGAACATCCACAAGACCTATGTGAGAGCAGCAACAACCGTGACGGTGAGTGTCATCTTTGGAACCGGATACCCTTGAGGTGATGCAATGAAGCTCATCCACGCTGCTCTTGTTGTTGTTCTGTGTGCTGTGTTTGCTCCGTTCGCTATGGGGCAATTTGCAGACCCGTTTGGCGCACCACCAGCACCGGCATCCACTTCCAGTGGTGGTGGCCCAGGCAGCGACACCACGGCGTTCCACCAGGACGGTGATGCCTTCGGTGCTGCCGCCACGGTTGGCACCAATGATGCCAACACGCTGAGCCTTGAGACGGGCGGGGTTGCGCGTTGGACCTTGAGCGCCACCACGTCCGCCTTGCAATGCACGGCTGACGGCACGGCAGGCGCGCCGGTTGTGACGCGCTCAACGGACACCGACACTGGACTCTACTTTCCAACGGTGGATCAATTTGCCGTGACTGTGGGCGGCGCAGCTAAGACAACTTGGGCGGCGGCGTCGCAGGTCAACACGGTCCCTATCAACGGAAGTGCTGGCAGCGCAGCGTCACCGTCATTTGGTTTCAGCGGTGACCCTGGGAACGGCTTCTATTCTGCGGGAGTGGATGAAATTGGTATGAGCATCAACGGGGCTGAAGCTATCAGGTTCACTTCTGCTGGTGGCATCGGCGTTGGTGTTGCGTCACCTGGGCAGCTTGTCGAGATCCAGAAAAACCAAGACGCAGTGACTGCACTGCGCGTCACCAACACCAATGCAGACAACGTTGGCAACGGGACTGCACATGCCATCCTAGAGGCCTTCGACGGAACAAAGAGCATCAACATTGTGGCGTGGCCAAAGGGGCATGCCTCTCCTGCGCTAGCGGACAGCGGCGGTGTGAGCACGTCAAAGCCGGGTGGACTTGTGTTTAACCTGCTGGACAACGTGGGGGCTGATTACCGCTGGGTTAAAACGGACGCCGCAACCAGCACGGAGCAGATGCGCCTGTTGCGCGCCAATGGAAACCTTGGGATCAACAACACCGGGCCAACAGACAAGCTCACGGTCACGGGCAACATTCAGGCACAGCGCGGTGCACTCATTGGTTCTAGCTTCACGGGCGCTGCAATGGCGGTGGGAAGCACAGGCGGTTCCCAGATTGCGTTCACAAGTGCAGGCGCAACAGGTGACTATCTTCAATTTGTCACCCATCGCAACGGTGTGGCGCATGCCATCAGGGCAACCATTGACGTTGACGGAAACTTGGGACTCGGCACTGAGACGCCCGGCAACAAGCTTGTGGTTGCGCTGGACGGCACGGCGGCAACACCGTCCATTGCACTCGGAACAACGGCGGACCCCAACACCGGGTTCTACCACCCAGGTGCGGACCAGCTTGCGGTGACCACGGGCGGCACGGCGCGCACCACGTGGAGCACCACGGCGCAGACCAACACGGTTCCGCTGCTTGAAAGCGCTGGGGATGCAACCGCCCCCAGCGTGGCATTCAGCGGTGACACCAACACCGGTCTGTATTCCGTTGGCGCGGACGTGCTTGGTATCAGCGCAGGCGGCGCCGTGGTTGCCAAAGCCACAACCACCGGACTCACCACGGGCGCTGACGTGGCTTACATTTCTGGGGCAGGTGCTGCGCCCGTCACGACCTACGCCTGGGACGCGCTGAGTGACGGTGTGAGTTTCCTTCCACACTTTGACAGCACAACGTCCGTGGCCACCAGCAGCGCGGTTGGATACAACGTGACATTCGGTGAGGGCGTTGTTGTTGGTGGGCCAACCAACACTTCTGGGCTCATTCTCGCCGCGCCTAGTGCAACAGCGTCTCTTGTCTACGCTGTTGACCACGCAACCGGGAATGACGTGCAACTACAGATCAAGGGAACAACGGTTGACCTCGCGCTGTCAGGTGCCGCACCAAAGGTGCTCATCAACTCTGTGGCAGCAAGCGGCACCTGCACGCTCGACGGCGCGGCAACAGCTACATGCACGGCCACGGTCCCGACAGGCACCACGTGCGCGTGCTCTGACACCCAGCCCGCCACCAACGGTGTTGCGGCCATTGCGTGCGCCAACAGCGCGGGCACGCTGACGGCAACGTCAAGCGTGACACTTGACGGGTCCATTGTCAGCTACGTGTGCCTCTAGGACGCAACCATGCCCCTGCCCGCCTTCCTTGCGCTCGCGTTGCTGTGCCAGTTCGAAGGCCCGTTCGGCGCTGCACCGGGGGCGGGCGGGGGCCCAGGCAGCGACACCACCGCACTGCACAATGGCGGGGACACCACTGGCGCCACGCTTGTGGTTGGGCCGGATGACGCGCAGGACATGGACCTGCAAACGTCCGGCACCACGCGCTTTGTGCTCAAGTCCACCGGCCCGCTGCTCGCCGTGGGTGATGGAACAGCAGCGGCGCCCATCCTGTCTTGGAGCGCGGACCCAGACACGGGCCTCTACCACGCGGTGAACCAGCTTGGGCTTTCCGTGGGCGGAAGCGGACGCCTGCTGCTCACCACGTCAGGCATGTCTGACCCGAGCAGCTTGGATTGTGTGGCCAGCGGCAACGGACTTTTGCCGGGTGGAGTGTGCTTCAATGACGCGCAAGGTGTAACCATCAATTCAACATTCGGCACAAGCTCAGGTGTTGGTATGCTGACGCTACATGCCAACACCAACGGCAATCACACCATGCTGGGCATCACAAACCACAATGACGGGAACGACCAATTTGGGATCATGCAGTTTGAGAACGTTGGCAGCGCAACAACAGTCACGCATAGCCTCAACTGGCTCAACAACCCAACCACCACTCAGGTTGGCGGCATCATCTCCGTTGGCATCCTCGCGGCGTCTGATGCTGCAGTGTCCCAGCCCGCGTTGCGCTTCATTGCCGCGCGTGACGCTGGTTCCATTTCAGGACCAAGCCGCACCAACCTTGTCAACCGCCTTGCGTTCGCTTTCACGGACGCGACCTCAAACAGCATGCTGACCATTGCCCCTGGTGGAGTTGTGGCGTTCGGCAAGGAACAGGTGTCCACGGTGGCGGATGACGGCGCTGGCACCAACGCCGCAGCAAACCTTGACGTGACCTCATCCACGGTGACGGTGGTGTGCAATGACACCAACGGATGTGACGTGACCATTCAGGAAACCACGGTGGCAGCGTACACGGCGCTGACCAACATGGCGCTCTACGGTGCGCGCATTGTGGTGTGCAACTCGCCTGACTCCGTGAGCACGGCGAACTTCCCAGACAACGCGGGTCAGTTCAACGGCAAGGCCAGCGCGCTGACACCGGGGTCATGCTTGACCATGACCTACGTAGACGCAGCCAATGACATCTTTTTGCAGACGGGCGTGAGCATCAACTGACGTGGAGGTGGATCGTGGTGCGCGGCATGTTGTTTGGTTTGGTGGTGGGTGTGGCGCTTGGCGCGGCGGTACCTTACGCCACTTTGACGGTGCCAGTGCGCATGCGTGACGTGGCAGAGCTTTGCGCACGGCCAGTGCAGGGGGACGGTGGAGGCGTGGTGGCGTATCAGGCCACCGCCATGGTGTGCGCGGACCCTGACCTGACCAAGGTCACGGGCGGCTCCCAGGTGTGTCGCATTGGAAGCGCGTACATCCCGCTGACGGAAAGCGCGCACGCCTTCATGCAGGTGGTGGTTGACGCCACTGTGCAGGCGGCAGGGTTCACCGCTGCGGGGACGGACTGAGGAGGACCACATGACTTGGACCTATAGTGGCAACCCTGGAAGCAGCGCTCGCAACCTTGTGCGCTTTCTCATTGGTGACACACTCACCACCCGTCAGCTTCTCTCTGATGAGGAGATTGACGCAGTGCTCACCTATCAATCCAGCCCTTCATACGCTGCGGCTGCGTGTGCTGATGCCATTGCCAACCTGTTCTCAAGCAAGGTGGACAAGAGCATTGGCCAGACAAGTCTCTCACTCTCTCAAGCCATCAGGCAGTACAGGGAGATGGCTGACAGACTCAGGGCTGGTGGTCCTGGGAATCTCCCTGGTGGTGATGGTTCTGGTGAGCGTGACGGAGGCATCTTTGTTGGTGGTGCTGAGATTGCCGCCGATGATGCGCTGCGTGATGACTCAACGGTGAATCAGCCTTCGTTCTCAGTTGGTCAAGATGATGACCCATCCACTGATGAACAGAATAGGTCAAACTGGAACAGGTGGTGATCCATGCCAATGGAGACTGACCTTCAGCGGATGCTCATCAAGACCGTCAATGTGCGGAGGCCAACGTCTCTTGCCGCTGATGGGACTGAAGTGCTTGCCACGGCTGTCCCCATTTCAGCTTACGTGGAGGCTGTGGACCGGACAGCGGGGCATCCAGCCGGTGCATTGCAGAAGGGCGTGAGTCATCTGCTCATCATCAAGGATTGGCCAACCGAGCTTCCAGGTGGAATCAAGTATGACGATTGGGTGTGGATGCCAGGGCTAAGCACATCAGACCTGACTCTTGGAAAGCACCCTGTCACCATTGATGCGTTCAACGACCCAGAGCTTGGTGACGTGGACCATTACGAGGTGATGCTGTGAAGATTGTTGCCTACGGAATCAAGCAGGCCATGCTGGCCATGCACAAAGCCAAGGAAGAAAAAGAGAAGGCTTTCGCCATGGCGTGCGTGCATGAGTCAGAGAAGATCATGACGGCTTCTCTTGAGCAGGTGCCGGTAGACCTTGGCAATTTGATGGGCTCCAAGTTCATCAACCACCGTGTGATGAAGGACGGCGTGGTGAGCACGCTTGGATACCGTGCAGAGTACTCACTCTTTGTTCATGAGGATCCACGGGCACGCCACAAGCCTGGGAAGAAATACAAGTTTCTTGAGGACCCACTGAAGGCTGCTGCTGACGGGTTTGACCAACGGGTTGCTGACTACATGAAGAAAGCTCGCGGGTGAGTCCATGGAGACGGATGCTGAGCGTGTTGGAAGGCATATCGAGAAGATGGTTTCTGGCCTTGTGTACGGCACCACAGTGCGCATTGGTCCACCTTCTAAACCGTCAACCAACACGTCCCTGACGGGCAGCATTCCAGAGCGGTGCGTTTTTGTGTTGCCGACACGCGGAAATACAGCAGAGGTGTGGGGTGGAGGTGGTGGAATCCGCCGTCCAGCCATCCAGATTTGGGTGCGCGGAGCCAAGAATAACTGGGATGACGCCTACCAGTTGGCGGTCTCAATCCACAACGCTTTGGAACAAAGACCACCTGCGGGATACTTCGAAGCAAGAGCGCTCTTCTCCCAGCCTGAGTACATGCAGCAGGATGAGATGGGGTGCCACGAATTTGTGATCAACCTAGATCTGCGCATGCAGGTCTGAAAAAGGAGCAGGACACCATGGCACAGACTCTCACGGTTGCAGCGGCGTATGACTTCCTTGACCAAGCACTCGCCATTGCGGATGTTGACACTGCGGCGGCAGTTCCAACCTCAACTGACATTCAATTCGCCAACACCGGCAATGAAGTGCTGCTGATTTCCAACGGCGCCACTCCTTCTCAGGTGACAGTCAACGCCGTGGCTGACCCATACGGACGCGGTGGTTCTTCAGCCGGTGGTGGTGGTGATGACAACAACGTGGTGGTCACGCTTGGTGCAAGCAAGTTCACCGTGATCACGTTTGCCAACCCTGCAATGTTCAACAGCGGTGGCAACATCAGCCTCACGTTCACCAACGTGACCACCGTCAAGGTTCTCTTGATCCGTCTGCGCAAGAACCGCTGAACCACAGGAACGCCCAAACCCTTGAGGTGCTCACAGCACCGGATGGAGGACT